ATACGGTTGGTCGGATAAGAATTCGAATGATAGAACGCCTCTAACCCTTAGTCACAATTCATCGTCGTCTACAGAAGCCTTAGCAACGGTGGACGCACTTTTACAGTGATGAATTGAAAGACTAGACACGTTTTATCAAGCGTCTTCAAGACCCTTTCGGTCCGGTTGTATGAAATGTGCTCGCCCTTTGTAGTCTCTCGGCATTTACGGTGAGAACACTAGTGATATAGTCGTCCACACAGCTCGATCTCAGCTCTCTTCTGTCTAACGTTATCAGAGGAAAACCAGGTCAAACCGCAAGGCTAGTTGTCACTAGCTTACCGATTTAGCACGGAAATATTAAGGATCTATGTGATTAGCTTACAAGGCTAAACAGGAAGAATCCACCGTTTTGGGCGATTTACATATGTAAACCCAATGGTAAGTTTATCGACATTCCAGGTCGGCAACGCGGGCAACATTCACCAGAGCATCCATCTACGGACTGCTCGTTGTTGACTACGCAAGGATGGCATGCGGACCATACCACCAAGGAACAGTCTCAAGAAGGACACGAGATCGACACGGTTTATGAACTTTAACCGACCGTCGACCACCATCAGGTCTATACTGAATCTTGTAAGCACAGAAATGAACAATTCTGTCTACAGGAATAGGAGTAATAGACGGCCAGGGAACAGACTTCATTTCTTCTAATGAATCCATTTCATAACCTGGCAATGGGAGCGATGTCGTCTGAGGATATTTTGTATCCATCAGACTGGCAGCAAAGAGTTTCTGGGTCTCCGAAATCTTAAATTTGAAGTCAACAGGTGCCTTGACCCCCATTCCTCCAGTAGATATTGGGAGGAAAAGATTTCGGGTGAACGCTTGATCGCGTCCACGAACTCTATTAATCATCGCAGTCTCTTTCGTGATATCTCCTTTATGTTTATGAAGATACATCTTGAGAATCTGATCTTGGCGGCCAGGCAGGCAGCCATCTAAAACGCTGTTGAGTACAGCAGAATACGAAGTGTCTTTCGTAACATCACCATCTCCGACTCGACCGAGAACTTTGTGTTGACCGAAGAATAGACCAGTGTTCAAGAAATTTATGATCCACGGGGTAGATTTCTCCACTTTAAGATCACAGTGAACACTGACTGAATTGATGTTAGCGTAGGTGTCATGAACATAAG